AGTGTGGCATAGATAACATTTAGCGCAAGTGAATATTCCGCTTGCCGTCGCTCAGCATTTTCTGAAGCGCATGCCACGCCAAATTAATTGTCTCATCCGAGGCCAGCCCGTGCTCAGCCTTGTTCATCGTGAAGCGGCTGACACCAATCACCTGAGCAAGCTGAAGCTGCGTGATGCCAAGCGATCTCCGTAGAGTGCCAATGTCCCGAGGGAGAGTGACATGCGTCAGCCAGGCATCACCTTCTCCATACATCTGGGATGCCCGATCGCCAAAGAGACACCGCAGCGTGGCCCAAATCACTTCGGGAGCTGGGGGGTTTTTTCGCCACCTAGAAAGTGCCATGCGGTTTGGCGCGATGTTGCTGTCGAGCAGTTGCCCCTGAGACTTGGTAGCGATGACGTATGCCATGATGGCGTGCCATCGTTCTCGAATTCGTTTTTCGTCGGCAGCGGAACGCATACGGTCAGATCTCCTTGGGGCTGTGGCTACTCAAACCTAAACCGAAACCCCATCACATCGGGCAATGGGGGCTCACTGGTGCAGAGTTTAGTGTAGCGCTGAAGTAGGGTGCTAGCATCTTTTTGATAGGGCCATTTCTCGTCGAGCTGAGCACGCACCGACGCTAGGCGCTCGCTTAGCGACGTGATCTGCTTCTCTGTCTGTCGCACAACGCTGGCCAGCTCGTTACGGTCAAGCGCCATACCAAGCGTGTTGATGGGCATTGCAGCCTCGAAGCTGACACCTGATACGGCCAGCCCGTCACGCCCGTTGAGTGCGTCAGCAGCAGGTATGGCCACGAGCACGTAGTCACCGCGCTCACGAGATTCGAGCCACAAATTGAAGCCATACCAGGAACCGACGAGCACCGGCTTTCTGGAGTTCACGAACTTGTACCAGAGGGTGCGAACGTATAGGTTGGCCTCTTGGTAAGTCGTCGGAGTGAAAGGGGCACCGTCAGCGCGTAGCAGGCTTAGCGTCTCATCGGTGCGAACAGCAAGACAACGAGCGGAATATTCAGCTCGGGCACGGCAACGCTCAATTTCTGAGGGCAACGTGTCAAGACTTCGACGCAGAGCTGACCGGCCAGCCTGCCAAGTGAGCCAACGGCTTTCGAGGTTCGTCAGCTCTGTTTCGAGCTTGGTTTTGTCGAGCACGCGAGAGTCACCAAGGGCGATGGCCTTAGCGAGCGCAGCGGTGAGCACCACCGTGCCGATGTCCTCGGTGCTTTTGCGATTGGTGCGGCCCGAAAGCAGTTGAGAGATCCATCGGGCTTTACCCTCGACGATTTGCCAGACCACAGGGTCATAAGAGCCCTCGGTGACGTAGACGTAAGCGTGTACCTCAGCCCACATGTTACCCTGCCGCTGTCCACGCTTGATACGCTGCTCCAGCTCGTCGGGTCGCCACGGGCAGTCGAGGTTGTGCAGCGCAATAAGCCGATCTTGCACGTTGATAGCAATACCGATGAGCGCTGTCGAGCCAATACAGACACGCACTGCCCCGGTGCGAATCAGATCATGTAGGACGCCTCGGTCCCTGGCTGATTTGTAGTCATGCGCGAAAACAACCTCTCGGGGGAGGATGCCACGCGCGACGAGAATGGACTTGAGCCGACCGTAGACACCAAGGGCTTCAGCAAGCTCAGGCTGCGTTTCAAGCGCTTCAGACTCATGGCCCAGATAAGCCAGCTCGGACATGTCAGGGGCTTTGGGCGTGAACAAGTCGCAGAACACAAGCTGAGTGCCGACGTGCGAGTCAGCCTCGATGTAGTGCCGCCAGATACTGTCGGCGCAAGCTTCCAGCTTCGTTGGGCACTCAGGCCAGACACCCGGTGGGTTGTTGTAAATTGAAGCCTTGCGACCGTCTGACGTGACTTTGAGCAGGTTGTCTACTTCGGGATCAACAAGCCCTTGACGGATACGATCGGCACGCTTCGCCAGCTCAACGCTGTAGGCGCGTATTCCAGGACTTGCGGCGACTGAGATGACTTGAACACCACCGTTGGCGAGAATGGGGGTTGTCACGGTTGCTCCCTCACGATGGCAGGGATAGCTTTCACCTGAGCCGCACAATCACCCAAACAGATTCGTCTATCTGTATGACTCAAAACACCACACCAAAGACAATAATTGACCGGCAAGTCACCATGCTGTTGCTGATCATATTCTTCATATTGAAGAATTGAAAAATCTGAATATTGACCCTCTGTGAAATCAAATATCTGACACCCTAATTTACACCACCAATGAAGGAGTTTTTGAGTGATATGATTCAACGGGTGTTGTGGGTATTGCTGCGTAAAATCTGACCTTGGATGAAGACGTAAATGCACCCACCCTTTGCACAAAGTCAATTCAGGGTGTTCTTTGCACATGTAGGTACTGATGGTATAGCAACGGTTTGTGATTGAACCGTATTCTTGCTGCCACCGCTTCATGCTTTCTTGATATGTAGTTGGCCAGGTCACTGCTGGTGCTGCGGTAGTCACTGTCCGCCCCAGTTGGCCCGATCACCGAAAGCTAGAGTCAACGCTCGCAGCAATAAGTCTTGTGCGTACAGTCGCAGTCGTGGGAAACCTTTGATTTCCCCTTGACGCAGTACGTTTTTCACGTCGGCGGTAGCAATATCGCCTTTGAAACCGCCTTGCTTTGAAAAGAGATACCTGTACTCACCAATTGAGTCAGTACCGCCCGTATTGTGAATGATTCCCTCTTGCAAAATTTTTGCACACTTACGGTCACCCATCGGCCAGAGTTCGATTTTGATGTAGATCACTGAACTAAGTCTCCCTCACGAAGTCCCATGCTTCACTCAATAGGTTTAGCAGCTCTGGGACGTTGTGGAAGCGCAATCGTGTCTGAGTTCGATATTTACCTACGCAGTCAAGTTCCACCGACGGATATGCCTCGGTGAACACTGAAGCGAAGCTGTCAAAGCTGGTGAGCCCGACATGTTCCAACAGCTTCGGTTGAAGCATGCGCAGCCACACGAACGCTTCACAGATTGTGTTGGTGAGAGGTGTGCCGCTCAGTGCAGTCACTCGGCCACCATGCTCAAGAACATGCTGACACTTGACATAGCAGTCATAAGCGCGGCTGCTACCATCACCCGTTGGAAGCCCGGCTATGCGCTCCATACGAGTTGTGATTGCGAGGTTTTTGAAGGCATGTGCCTCGTCGATAATCAGGTGGTCAATGCCGCAGTCTTCCCAGGACACAGGAGACTTACCACCCTCACACAGCGCTGCCCAGCGCTTCTTATGCGCCACTGAGGCTCGTTGAAGTGCGCTTTCCCTTGACCGAAGCGATCGACGAGCCTGCTTGGTGGCGTCACGATTGGCGACCGATGAATATTCAGCTTCGCGCAGCACGGTGCGTAGTTCGGCCAGCTCGCGGGCAAGGAAGCGATCAAAGCTGTCTTGAGAGAGCACGATGTCTCGTAGCAGCTCGTGAGAGACGATGATGTAGCGCCAGCCACCTGTGGCGATGCGAGCAAGGAACACTTGGCGGGCAAGCGCGGATGAGGGCGCTACCTGGCCTGCACTCGACGCACAGCTTGCAGCACCCCCGTGCAGCCCAAACATTCGATCAGACGCGCACAGAATCTCGTCAGCTAGTCCCGGAAACATGGCCAGAGCGCGGTGGTGCCACTGCTCAAGTGCTGACTTAGGCACAGCGAACAGCGTCTTACTCGTCAGTCCGAGCTGAGTCAGCTTGACAGCCCCAGCTATTGCTGGGTCAGTTTTACCAAAGCCCGGCGGGTAGACAAGGTAGGCCGAGCGGTCCCGAGTGCCACCGTGTAGCATCTTGGCGACTCCTCGAAGCTGACGGGGTTTGAGGTGATAGACTTTACCCTTGATGTGGGTCGCTAACCCCTCAAACGTCAGATGGTCGCCACTGAAGTCCCGAGGCACAATCGTGTTAAAACGCTCGTTGTAAAGAGCACACAGACGAGCTGACCGGGCTTCCCCTGTTTCACCCGACTTGCCCTGAGTGCTACCGAAGACCCAAGATGCAAATCGAGTGCGCAGCTCCAACGCTCTAGCTTGTGCTTCCATCGTCGCTGTTTCGTTGCGAACTTCACGCTTGTTGCCATTACCATCGGTTACAGTGTCATAAACGATCGGCATGATATTGTTTAGCGCGGACTCAAGCAGAACTACAGCACCGACCCTCGGTGTAGCAATGCCCACGTTGGCACCCGTGAGACGAGGATTTGAGATCGCAATCCCCCATTTGCCGCCCTTGTGTGTGACGTTGATGCCCCAAGACTCGCCGGGAAACAGGCTGTAGAGCCAGTCGCGGTAGATCTCCTCTGGCACCCATTCAGCGCCCAAACCGATGACAATATCTTCAGGACCGAGCGGGGGCGGCAGCACAGCCGTGAGCGCTTCGACGTTGCGCGCGTAGGCGCTATCATGCTGCGCAGCTCGTTTGGCTACTGCAAGCTTTGTACCTATGTCGCCGGTCAGATAATCATTGCTCATCACCAAGCCCGGCTTAATACAGCCGATCGGTGCGTCGAAAACGAGATTTTGCGTCAGCAGCCCGTCAAGCACCGCCTCGGGAGTCTTAGCCAGTAGTTCAGCGATGAAGTGAATATTCACCTCACCCTTTTTGTCGTTGCAAATCGCGAGCGCGTCAGCGAGGGTTTCGACTCGTGGGGGAGCAGTGGTAGTGCGATGCAGACCTAGCAACAGCGCGGAGGGCTTACCGTGGGCGGTTTCGAGGGCAAGCAGTAGTGCCCCCTCACGATTGAGAGTAAGCGTGCCGTTGGCGAAAGCGTTGCGCAGCGAGCCGAAACGAGTGGTGAAACGCTCATAAAGAGAGTGCAGAGCGGTAGCATCGCCTGTTGAGAGAGCGTGTTTGGTGGCGGCGTAGAGTTCGGCTGCGAGGGTCACTGCCTCGCTGTGCGGTGACGTTGGTGTCAGTGGCAGGCCATGTGTAGCTGCGTGTGGCGTGTCAGCGGGAGCGGGCGCATCACCGGCCAGCACCGACAGCTCTGGTACAGGACACAAGCGCAGCATGTCCGCAGCAACACTTTCGGCATCACTACCCACAACGCTCAGCTCATCACCCCACTTCGCTTTACGCTCCTCGAAACGCCCAAGCATCATCTCAGGATGAGCGACGAAATACTCGTTGATCTCGTACTTGGCTGAATATTCGCCGAACGTCGAGCGGGTGATGAGCGTGATTTCTGCGAGCTTGATCATGCTTATATGCCCCCCAACGACGACGACGCAGCCTGCGGAATAACGATGAGCACCCGCGACGCAGCCCGTGTGATTGCGGTGTAGAGGTGAGCGCGTGCGTCCTCACGAAAAGACTTTGACTCATCAATGACCGCCACGCCATCCCACTGCGACCCTTGCGCCTTGTGAACGGTGATTGCTTCGGCAAAGGTGAACTCATCCAGGTTCCGTCGCTGCGCCGGACTCAGCTCACTTTCACGTCCATCGAACATCTCGGGCCGGGTGTAGATGTCCACAGCTTCAGCAAGTCCGTCCTGTGACGCCAACGTGAGCCGCATTGAGCGCCCATACTCTCGCACGGCCAGCACCGTCCACATGCTGCCGTTTAGCAGCATTTTTGCCCTGTCATTCTTCAGACAGATGAGCCGGTCATTCGTCTCGACGGCTAGCGTTCTACCGTGAAGCTCGCGAATCTTCGTGATCGCGAGCTGCCGCGTTTTGTTCAAGCCGACGAGCACTTGATCACGGGCTGCTAGCTCTTGCCAGTCCAGCTTAGACACTGGAATCACAGCACTCTCGCCATACTTGCCCACCTTCAGCTTGCCACCTTCACGAACGACCTGTGACAACCGAATAATGGGGCTCTCGGCTGCTTGACGGTGAATCTCGCTCAGCAGAAAGTCAGGCTCGCCAAGCGTGAAGAAGCCTGCACCTTCGACCGGCGGGAGCTGAGCAGGATCGCCAAGCACGAGCACCTTTTTACCGAAGCTAAGCAGATCCTCGCCAAGCTGACGGTTCACCATCGAGCACTCGTCAACGATCACGAGCTTTGCCGTCGTTATGGGGCTGAGTGGGTTGCGAATGAAGCGCATCGTGCCCGGCGGTGCTTCATCGTCGAAGGTGTAGATGAGCGAGTGAATCGTGCTTGCGTTGGTGCAACCTTTTTGACGCATCACGAGCGCCGCTTTGCCTGTGAAGGCGCAAAAGGACACTCCGTTTATCGAGGCTGCAAAGTGCTTTGCCAGGGTGGTTTTCCCGGTGCCTGCGTATCCTCCGAGGTAGAAAAAGGGAGCGCCGTGCGGGTCTTTATACCACGCACTGACGGCTTTGAGCGCCTGGTCTTGTTGGGGAGTGATGATCATGACTGCTTGCTCAGGCTCTTTGTTCGCCGCGCTTTGTCGTCACTCAATTTTCGCCAATAGTATCCTGGTCTGTCCGGAATTCCAAATTTCATCAGCCCCTCCGACGCATCACAAGCACATCCGAGACGGGTGCCGCCCCCTGCTCTTCCCAAAGGTTAGCAGGTAAACGGTAAGCGGCCACGAGTTCCGCATGCTCGTTCAACCACTCACGGACACCCACCTCCTCGCGATCCATTGTCGAGTTGTGTGTGATCGTTGCGACTACACCACCGGGATTCAACAGGCTCACACTCTTGCATACAAAGTAGTCATGCACCTTCGCTTGTAGGTACTTGTGTCGCAACATAGGGGGAGCGTGTGTGTCGGCGACTCCCCAATCTCCAAACGGAGCATTGCCGATGATGAGGTCAGCACAGGGATTCTGTAGGCCCGCCGCTTCCAAGGTAGTTGCCCGTATGGACCACAGCGGAAAACGGTGTTGTAGGATGCGAGAAAACACTGGATCGGGCTCGATTGCTAGCTGCTGTACTGCGTGGGATGTGCTCAGGGCAGGCTGAGAGGCGAAGAAGCGACCCGTCCCGGCGCTTGGCTCAATGATCGTGCGTAGGGGCCTTCTGAGGGCTCTCAGCGCGATTTGCCACATGCTCTCGCAAATGGGAAGCGGAGTAAAGTAGGCAGTAAGTCCGCCCGCGTTTAGCAAGGCTTCGTGGTGAATATTCAGCTCAGTGGCTAGTTGCGCAAACAGAGGGCGATGCTCGGGCTTGACCACTCCGGTTATGTCAAAGACCCAATTGCGCACGCGAGCGTCTGCCCAGCCCTCATAGTTGGCGAGGATAGCGGGGTCAGGCTCAGGCTTCAGCAGCTCGGCCAGAGCAGCGAGGTTGGCAGTCGCACGGTTTTGAGGAGTCATGATGCTCGCTTCGCTGCTTTACGTGCCCGCTTTTCTTGCGCCTTGATCTGCTCAGGCGTGAGAGGTGGCGGTTCCAACCGAGGTGGGAACGGAGTGGGCACATTGCGCGGTTGGGACTCAGGTTCCGCTTCTGGCTCAGAAGCAGCAAAGAGCCCTGGCGACACAGCGAGGGCGGACAGAATGGCAAGACGACTCATACGGTTGATCATGTTACCTCACAATGTTGTGAAGGCGCATACCTGGCCTACCATAGACGCGCTCCACACGCCTTGATCGAGCTGGTCTTCGATGTCCTCGGCTGAGTACGGGACATTAGACTTCTACCTTTTTCAGCGAGTCAGACAACTCGGCCACTTCCTCACCGATGGCCTTTAGAGCTTCAAGGGCACCCTCTTTGCCAGCCGCATCCCACATCGCTTCAAAAACGCATAGCCCGCCGACAGTGACGCTGACCTTGCGGGTGTGGTGGACTGGGAATTTCTGAAACTTGACCGAGACTGCAACGCGCAAACCGTTGAAGGTGAGCCCCATGCCGAGTGTTAGTGTTTTGTTCATGAGCCTAGTCTAGCAGAGTGGTTACGAATGGCAAGTGAAAATGAACACAGCGACGACGCAAGTGGTCGATCAACCACTACAAGCGGCCAGCTTCTCCAGCTCAGCCTTCGCCGCTGCTACAAGCTCGGCAAGTCCACCAACGTGCGTCGGAAGCGCTCCATCCACAACAGCATTGATGCGGCTCAGACGCAGCATTGACGGTGCGCAGGGGGGCAGCCAGATCGATTCGATTCGGTCCGACCTTCACACCAGCGAGTACAGCAGCCTTCAGCGACTCGATGTCGTCGTAAACGTCTTCATCGTCGATCTTCTTCAGAACTTCGACGAGAGCCGAGCGCACACCTTCGAGCGTCACGACGCGAGACGTGCGAGCAGTGCCGTAGCGCTTCAGCGACTTATCACCAAAACGCGAGGCCAAAAACACGCGAATCGACTGACGGATGTAGTCAGCGCTGATGCGCCATGACCACTTTTCGGCCATCTCGTCGGCTGCGCCTTGCGCCGCATAGGTGCTGTTGCTCCGCAGCACGTAGTTTGATCCCGAGCTATCTACGACTAGCGGTGCCAGCTTGTAGGTGCTGATCAGCGTGTTACACTCGGTTCGGGTCGAGCGGTCGGCCTTGTGCGGCACACCGAGCGGTGTGACTTCGTTGGTGCGCAGCTTCACGCCGTTGAAGTTCTGCGCAGGGAAGGAGGTCGCAGCGACTTCAGTGGCCACGCGGGCTGAAAGCTCCCACGCTGCTTGCGGGCTTCCGGCCTGATGCAGCACAACGTACCGGCTCGATGCGGTCATTTTCGGGCTGGTCGCATCGGGCAGGTTCACCGTCCCGGCATCGGTCGCGCTGTTGCACTGCGCAAGAAACACCATCTGCCCCTTCTCGGTGCCCGCAGCCTCGTTTGCCTCGACATGCGAAACCACCGCCGATAGGTTCGTAGTGTCATCGAAGCTGACAGCCCACGACTTGAAGGCCGTTTCGTCACTGGACAGACGGATCAAAGCAGCCGTAATGGTCGGCGTTCCGGTGCCCGGCGTATCACAGGCGACGGTGATCGTCTGTCCGGTGACGCCAGACAGCGAAGCCGAGACGGGACGGTAGGGGTGACCATTGCGGCAGTAAAGCACGATGCTACCGTCAGGCGTACCAGGCACAGCGCTATCGCACTGGTAGCTGTCAGCACGAATCGCAGCCGACAGACCCGCAGCTGAAGCGGTAGCGGCGTCGCCGTTGGTGATGCTGTAGCTGACCAGGCCAACACCCAGCTTGACCGTACACGTCCCGCTTGTCGTAGCAGCTGACGCAAAGGTCAGCGTTCCCGGCGACGCGGCGCAGAGAGAGGCTTCCTGGTTCTCGAAATCCACTTGCACAGCGCCAGGGTCGAAAGCCCCTTTCACCCGCTCGGAAACCGTCACCGTGTCAGTCGATACCGACGAAGTGACCGGGAAACTGGCGACCGCGTTGATTGCAGTGTTGAGCTTGGCGGCAATCTGTGCCCACGTATCGCCGACGGACACGCCGACTTTGACCGAGCGACCACGATAGGAAAACGTCAAGGTGTCGGCAGCAGCGGCAGCCGTGCCAGTGCTGACCGTTCCCGATGACGCTTTGCCGAGGATCTTGATCTTGGCCGAGCGAAGGCTTCCGCTCGATGGTTCTGGGAGCGGGACGATGTAAAACTCTGCGCCGATGCCTTGTGGAAGCTGCGAGACAGCAGCCGCGAACATGTGGGCGAGTGGCGACCAAGATTTGCAAAGCGCATCAACTTGCGCTTGGCTGATCACCTGACGAGCCGTGAACAGGTCAGCTGGTGCGCCTGCACCGACGTAGTGCCACAAAAGCACCTTGTTATTCGGCGATGCCGTCAAGCCAGCACCGTTTAGATTGACCTGTGTGTAAACACCCGGAAGTTTGAGCCCCGCCGGGAGCGAGACGAGCGGAAAGGTTGCCATGTAGCTACACCTCGATAAAATGGATCTGCTACTGGCAAGGGTAGGGATTGAGACGGTACTATCTGTGGCCATGCCGAATAGCTCAACAACTTTGCTCATAGCAGTGAATTGCACCTTTCTTGCGTAAGCTCTAGGTATTTCTCGGATATACTGGCCTGCTTACTTTCTTAGGGTAGGGGCAGGCCCGGCGCCAACACTACCACCCATACTTCAGCTTGAACCACTGCCACACCACCGGGCTAGACGGTAGCCGGTACATGCGCGCACCGTCTGAATCGCGACGCTCGATCGCCCAATCGGGCTGCACCTTCTCAACCGGCACACGAACACCTTCCGAGTTTTCCTCGGAAACTATCGTGGTGAACACGCTCGCGAGTGCCTTAGCTGCCCCTGATGCGATCGGTCGCTGCTTGTGCTCTTTTGCCCAGCGGTTGTAAAGGTCTGAAAACTCCGAGGCGACGACGGTAAACGAATCATCTTGGCGCCAAGACACAGGCACCTTCTCCGTTCGTGCTCCGCCCACTGAGCGATCCACAAAACCCATGTGCTGATTGACGCATGCAGACGAGAAGATGAACGCCTCCACACCTTCTAGCGACGAAAGCATCATTTTCTGGCGCAGATCAGTCATCGGGATCTCGCGCAGATTGACGCTTCCGCCAAGCTCTGGCCGGTCGTTCACGGCCACCGTCGCTTCCTCGCTTGATCGATCGGCAGGGGTCACGACCTTCAGCAGATGGTACATGAGCCCCGAGAGTCCACGGTACTCACCACGGGCAGCGCGGTTCACGTCCAATCCCCCGGCGGGAGCTTCGCACGGTGCAAACAGCTCTTTGTTGAGCAGCTCAAAGAAGCGATTGTCTCGTCGGCGCTTCGGGGAGACACGAATCGCGGCATAACGCCGATCTTGAATCTTGATTGAGATACTATCGTCGCGATTAGCTGCGAAAGCGAAGCGTGCATAAGCCCGACACGTCTGCAAAGGGGCAAACTTCTCACTACCCGCGAACTCAGCTTCAGTGATAAGACTGTTCAGCTTGTCGGACTTGTCGCGACCCTCTAGTCCGTTGGCCTCGTCGAAGAAAATCAGCAGTTTATCCGCCAAATGTAGGTTCCACTGGCCTGCAACTTGATCCGCAGACTGCACGAGCTGGTAGTACCTCCCCAGGAGGTATCCTATCGTCCGAAACAGCGTGCCCTTGCCGGTGCCCTTCTCAGGGCTGTAGAGATAGAGCGCGACGCCTGGTTTCTCAGCCGGACGCTGAAAGATGTCCGCAAACCACGTCCAAAGGTAGCGGGCGACCGTAGCGTCCCCGTTGGCGATGACCTCGTTGATCAGCTCGGCAAAGCGCGGGCAGGCTGCCAGACCCTCATTGTTAAGCCCGACGCCCCACCCCCGATAGGTGTTGAGCAGTCGCCGTCGCCCCGTCTCAATATTCACCGCCTCGCACTCTTCAGGGCTCAGCTCTGGAGCAAACCCCCATTCGTCGTACTCTCGACGGTACGGCGACGACAGCCAAATATCTGCGCGGTTCGCCTCTTTGGACTTCTTAGCTCCCTTGCTGCCGTAGCTCTCAATACGCAGGGGGAAGCGCTGCTGATCGGTGCGAAACCCGTTGATCGTCATGTACGCACGCTCGCCGCGTCGGCCAGCGTTGGCGGCAGTGTCCACGATGACACAATCACGGGGCAGCTTGACGACGGCGAAGCGAGCATTCATGCGCTCGGTGATGATGCGCTTGGCAAGGTTGTCATCCTCGTGAATCACAACAGGTTCAACCCAATCAGTGTCGGAGGGGATGTGAACACCGCCCTTGGCGCCACCGAGTCCACCAGCACTGCTTGCCGGACGGGCGCCACTGCTAACGAAGCCCCCACTAAGTGTGCTGCCGATGCCTACAGGTTGAACGATGCCAATACGGGGCTCCCCAGGTGACGAGCCGAGCCCACCACCGACAGCACCAACCATCACCCCGGATGCAGCGGCCACACTACCCGCGACACCAGCAGCGGCGCCAGCGGCAGTCACTCCACCGCGCAAGTCATACATTGCACCCATGACCATCTTGCGAGGCTTGAATCCCGGCGGAATCAGCTCAGGGTCGAAAGGCTTCAGGGTGCAAGCTCGCGCAGCCTCAATAGACAGGTCCAAAATGCCACCCGTCCACCCGGTAGACGCTTTTTGCTCACCAAGCGCAGAGTACACACCAGCATCCGAAACAGAGTACCCTTGCTTACCATCTGAGCGAATGACGTAGAACACATCACCCTCAGACGAGCGACGCTCAAGCATCGATCCAGGCTCACCGTTCACAATGCGCACATCTCGCACTTTTCGTACAATGTCGCGTGAGGACCACGGATAGGGCATCCCCCCCAAATCCACACACCGGGGGTTGAAACACACCTCAAGCACACGCACCGCCCAAGCCGCTGGTAGTAGAAAGCCCGACACCGCAGCGCTTGCAGCACGCATAAGGGCGGTATGCCCACCTGAGCCGCTGATTGACGGAGGGAATTGTGGGCTTGAAACATACAAACACGCTCGTCGCACACGTTCGAGTAGTCCGACTTCACAAGCGGCGATGGCTGCACCGATTTCAGGGTCGGGATGTAGCTCGTCGGTGTCAATGTCGTCAGCTCCAGAAGCCAGCACAGACGCATCACCAAACACACGAGCTGGGCGCACAACTTCAGCCTCAACCTTGGCCCAATACTCGTTAAACCCGGAGCCCTTCAGCCATGCCTCGGTATCGAGCGCAAAGCCCTTGGCCCACTGGACAGTGCGGTCGCCAAGCGGCGGTCGTCCCTCCTCAGACTCATCATCAGCGTAAGGCTTCCCGCCCAAAAAGTGCAGCCGGGAGAAGTTCCAGCAACTCAGGTCGAAGCTGAATATTCCGCTCGCCTTGCAGCTTGGACAACCCTTTCCCCCGTTCTCACCGCCACAGGTCGGACACTCGACGGGTAACTCAGCCAGCTCGGCCAAGAGTCCAGCAAGCCATGCATACCGCAATCGAGCGTGCATGCGCCCCCGGTCGCTGTTGTCCACCACGAGTGGAAGAATGGGAATGAAGCAGCGCCATCGAGGTTCAGCGAGAGTGCTGCTCCATGTCGGAGCAATACAGTAGGCCAGGGCCAGCTCGTCGAGCGCTCGTGCCAAAGGGTGAGGAGCGACAGGACTGTCACAATCGAGAATGAGCAGTGTAGTACTCACCACGCTCACGTCCTCACGATTCGACAAAACTGGCCCAAGTCGTGTGTCGGTGTCTGTGTGAAGGATCTTGCGAACCTCCCCAGCGATGATGTACTTCGAGCGCTTCTTATCAGCTTCGGTGGGGCCAACCACCTCGGAAGCGTATGCTTCAACGCCACCACAAAACGTGGTCCATGGAACCGATTTGTTGCGGGGGTTTGTGTCCTTCACACCCTTACCGGTTGCATAAGAAACGCTCTCTTGCTCACCGACGCGAGTAAAGTAGTTTTCACCTTCCGCGCCGTCGTCAGAGGAGCTACCCGATCGAAGGCGGTTGAGATTTTCACGCCCCAATACGAAGGCAGCGATAGTCATATCTTGAGGTTTTGCGTTCATATTCCAGCTCGGTTGAGACGGTCAGCCCAGCGCAACACGCGCCCACGACACAGCAGAGTCTAGCAGGTTATTAGGCAGCGACTACGGAAACTGGACGGGGCGTGCTGAAAGCAGAACGCAACACAGCTGCCACAGTCGGCAGCAGGTAGACTAAAGCCGCACAAGCGGACAAAGCAGAGCACAACATGAAGCTCGACAGTAGCTGCAATCGACCAGCTTGACCGGCGACGAGACCACCAAGGGCAACCGTCGCATACCAACAAGACATAGCTAGGGGCATGTAACGACGCGGCGTGACTTTGGCCACACGCGACAGACCTCCAATCGACACGGCCAGCTCAGAAAGAGTGGACAGGACGATGGAGCCGATGAGCCAGAACGGGGAGACAATCGGCCCAAGACGAGCGGCGATGAGAAGAACAACGAAAGATAGGGACATGAGGGCATAGCCGATGGGAATTACAGCCTTGCCTGCGTCTTGAGTGTCGCCACTGGGCGCAGAACCACCAACAGACGCAGCAGAGCCACTACCACCAGAGAACCACCGCGATAGAGGCACACTTAGCAGTACACACATCATGCTGTTGATGGAGGCAAACCAGGCAGGAGGTATGTGGAACCCCCACACGTCCAAAACAGTGTGTTGCTGTGCCCAAATCGTCAACCCTGTGCCGTTCTGGTGATATGCAGGCCAGAAACCTACAGTCGCGAGAAGGAAGAACGGCACGAGAACGGCCAGCGCAGAACGGATGGCACGAGGGTCAACGGGGTCAGCGTTCCCAATCCCAACCCTCGGACCAGCAACGCCAAACGGAGTCAGCGAGGACCAACTCTCAGCCGCAACCAACGACCTCCAGCCCAAAAGCATCGCCCCAAGCAAAAAGCACTCGCCAGCCAAAGCCACGGCAAACCCGACGGAGTACCCCCAGCGGACGACACAGTATCCTGCGACGAGTGGTCCAGCGATCGCCCCGCCGTTAGTGAAGGCGTAGTAGCGAGCGAGAGCAGGGTCAACCAAGGAAGAGCCCGACGGAAAAAGACGAGTCACCATGGTAACGAGGTTTGGTTTAATGAGCCCCACACCGAGAGCCAAACAACCCAGACCCAGAAGCAAGGCATGATGCACCTGGCCTGCATCCATCGCCCCACGCGCAGCAAGCCCAGACACCAGCACCACACCTCCCATAGCCAGCACAGCCCCCAATATCACGGTCAGTCGCAGCCCGAGTCGCAGTGAAAGCCACGAGCCAAAAAAGGGGCTGAGATAGGCGGCAGCGATGAACGTGCCGTAGAGGGCGATGGCGTCAGCAGAAGCGACACCCCGAAACACCAGGGACAACACGAGCAAGGCACAGACGGAGTAGAAGGCAAAACTGTGACCTGCGACACCGAGGGACGGCCAGATCGCGCTTTTTGGGTTTTTGTCGAGCATCAGAACCTCCTGAGCATGGTGTAGCAGTTGAAGGGATGGAAGCAAGAAGATTTTGTGATCGGCGCTTGCTTTATGCGTTCCTATGCTGTGACACCATGCTGCATGTCTGTGGTAGGCCAGGTAGCTGGCGTCTCTGTATGGTGAATATTCACGCCCCTGTACTACGCAGCAGCAGCAGCACGCCGATCACACGCGCACGAGCAAACGCCCAAAAACAGCGCCATCACTCAGACGGGACAGCGACGAGAGCGAAACATGGGAAGGGAAGATCACAACCTGAATAGCGAGGCACACAACACCCCATAGGTAGGAGCCACCTAAGTGTAAGGAAAGTGGGAACCTCACTCGGGAGAATTGGTCGAACCAATTTGAGCTTAGCGACGGGGGAGGGGGGGAACCTTTTTAGGAGGGGGGGTGGGGGTCTGATCTTATTATTTTCTATTTAGGTGCGAAGCTCCTTAAACTATGAACTAGAATCAAAACGCTAAAATTCGGTGTTTTACCGTCTGACGAGCTGAAAGGTTCGACCAATTTGTCAGACGGGGCGTATGTTCGGTTCGACCAATTTCGGGACTTGTTTGGTAAGATACTCGGGTGCGGTTGTGTGATATAGTCGCTTTTTGTCAAAAATTGGGTGTTTTGAGCTAGGTGACTGGTGGGTTTGGTTGGTGGGGCGAAAAGCTGAGGAGTTTCAGCGTTTTACTGCATTCTACTTGCTAAGTGCGCGGATGGTGCTAGGGTAAGTTGGGTGAGTGACACACGCCAGCACTTTGACATCAGTTTGAACGGTTCTATCGTCGCTACTACGTGCGCCTGGAATAGTGCGATCCGTGCGATTGAACGCTTGGTGCGGGAGCGGTCGTTGTCGGTCGCCGAGGAAAGCAAGGAGGATGCTGTTTATAAACTCGTCGAGTCCGACACCTCTGGGCCGGATAGGTGGCACTTCACACGCGGACATCGGACTTGGCAATCGCCGCACGAAACGCTACGATATGACATCAAGCTGAGAGGTTCCATCCCCACATGCTGACCAAAGTTTTGGCCCTGGTTCTTGTTGCGCTCATCGGTCTAGCGCTTGGTATTGAGACTGCTCGCTATGTGCATGCTCACGCGACAGGCGTTGACGTATCCGGTGCGGTGAATATTCACCACGCACTCGGTTTCGGCCTGCTCGCGACATCTGGGGCTCTGCTGTTGTCACTAAGCCGGGAGTGGTTTAGCCGACAGTGGACACGTTTCACTGTCTGGCTTGAGCTGACGCTTGACGGTCTATTTGACTTTGATGCGCCGGATGTTGTTCTGCGAGGTGATGACGCAAAGCGGTTGCTTGTGCCTGAAGAAATTAATCGACGAAGGCAGATTTCACGCGAGAGATTGGCGAACCCGTTTGTGGAGCTAACGCAGAAAGCGAACGACGGCCTGCTTCCCTGTCGCGGCTGTAGCTGGTGTGGTGTAGACCCCGGCGATCTGCCCGATGCACTGTGGACCGAGTGTGACGGCAGTGGACGCTATTTGCCAAACACTGAGGCAGAACGGCAGCGGCAGCTTGCTTACCTAAAGCCAGCGGCGAAGCCACCACCCGGCACAATAGCACAAAATAAGGCATAACCCTTGCATGCCTCTAGTGCGCTGATACGCTAGAGACATGAGCAATACACACGGGCGCACCACTAAGGGTGCCAAAGATACACCACTCACCACCGAGCAGCGCGAGCTTGCGGCCCGCTATTTCGGCTTCAGTCAAGCTGAGGCTGTAACCGTTTGGCACAAATCGCTACATTCAGGACCGAGCGCTAACCTCTACGTCGGCGACGACGAGGATGCTCGTGACATCGGCACGCAAGCTCTCTTACGCAGTTGTCAAGCATACCCGTTGGCGTGCAATGTGTGCAAAGGCACGGGCAAGCACACGAGCGCCGTTACTGGCTCGAATGTGTGCTGTGGACGCTGCAATGGTTCGGGAAAACCTGAGAATCAGCATAAAGCGTTCCATGCCTACCTGCGTTTGGCAATCAGGACGCAGGTTATCAACGAGATCAACAAGCGCACTCGCGACAAGACGAGCGCTGCCAATGCGGCGAGACGTGGGGAGGAAGCTGAAGAGTCTGAGGCTCAAGCGGCGGATGCTTCGGGGAGTGGGGTCTGTATTTACGGTGCTCGCGTGGTTGCAAGTGCCGAGCTGAATATTCACCGCTCACTGCTCGGTTTCAGCTTGCTTGCAAGCCTGCCGATCGTGGACGTGAGCGCGACAAGCAAAGAGTTCGGCTGGCTCGCTCCAAGCAGCTCCCTACGGCTGACCTACCCACAGCGAGGAATGTTGACGGGCAAAGTGTCGGTTGAAGGGTTCCAGCGCGCTTATCGTGGGTTCCTGCGGTCGCTACTGAGAAAGACTCACTTTGCAGACCGGTGGCGCGATTTGCTCGCTGCGGTTGAAGATGGTGCCGTGCTCGTGAGTGGGTGCGATGCACGTTGCACCTATAGGGGAGTGCTAGGGGAGATACTAGCGGCGGCAGTGGGCGGTGAGTTTTTGGGGGAGGTGTCTGGTTAGAGCCACCTAACCTTTCTGTGCGTCACGCTCAAGATGCGGGCCAGGTGTGGCTGCGTGTCTTCCCGGCGTGCTTCTGCGTTACGTCGGTCGCACTCCAGCTGTACGATCGCCTCAATCCAGTGCCGGGTACACGGCACCTCATCAGGCGAGTCCGGTGTGTCACTCGTGATCGGGGACACGACGAAGGAGTCGTAAGTAAAGCCAGGGGTTTTGATTTCTCGGAAGATTGCGAACATCTCAACTGCGCTCATTTGTTTCGGGCTCCTTGTGAATCGAGTCATGCCCTTGGCAGCCCGCTCGACAGCAGCACGGGAGGTGGAGCGAATGATGTGAGTGCAATCGCCTGCCGCGCCTGTTCCCCGAGATGGGTCATAGACGATGGTTTCGTAGACCTTGCGTGTCCCTGACATTGTGACCTCGCTTAGTCGTGACAAACGGGAAGTTCGACTTCAAGTGTGCGCCCGAACAGTGCGATTTCACGGGCGTAAAACACTGTTGTGCTGTATCCAAGTGACCGGACAGCCCAATCAAAAGCGTACTGAAGTTTTCCGTTTGCGAAGCATTCTTCAGCTGTTGCGATGCAGAGATCAGCACTGCTACGCATTGAGGCTTTGTGCGCATGAACTTTGGCGTTGGCGATCGCGGTGGCTGCGGTTTGCTTGGTCATGTGTGGCTCGCTTTCAACCTCAGTATGCCTCACCTGTTACGCCTGTCAACCGATTTTATTCTTCCCTTCCTTAAACCATGCCCACCGTCGCCAAGAAATCCCCAGCTAACACGGCAGCACAAGAGCGCTTCACCTTCTCCGGCACCGCTGCGGACATCGCTCGACAAGTGGCGATCAAGGCGAACCTGCCTCAGCTTCTACACGCTGCGAGCGCTGTGGAGTGGGATGACTACGAGCACTCCATCAGGGGGAAGACCATCCCCGAAGCCCTCGCGTGGCTCAGTCACTCCTGGCCTGCCTTAGAATCGGCAATCACAGCGTCTCGGATTACCGCCGAAGCTGCTGCCGCGACAACCGAGGAACCACCCGACCCTCGCTACCAGCGAGCTTACGATTCCCTCGCCGCGTTCTGCCAGCTCATGATGAAGCGGTTCAAGCTGCGGCCCGTCACTCGGCTCATCATCGCCAAGCTTGAGGAAGCCACGAGGCGTATCGAGTCAGGGCAGCGCGCAAGGCTCATCGTTTCGGTTCCACCTCGCGTTGGTAAAACTCAACTCGTCAGCCGACTGTTCCCCGCGTGGTTCATGGGTCGCAACCCTCACCTATCGACGATGTCGGCCACGCTCAACGCCAAGAACGCGGGCTCCATCGGCGACGATGTGCTCGGGTACATCAAGCACCCGGATTACGCGAAGGTCTTTCCTCGCGTCTCACTGTCAGGCTCGTCGAAGTCTAAGACTGAGTTCAAGCTGTTCAGTGATGGTGAACTAGGCGGCGAGTATGGCTCTTACGGTCGGGGCGGTGGCTATACTGGACGTGGCGCGCACTTGCTCATTGTTGACGACCTCATGAAAGAGACGGAGGTAGACAGCGAGGCAGTGCTATCTGAGGCACACAAGGCAGTGCAGGCGCTCAGCTCACGACTTGATCCTGAGGACGTGACTTGCTGGATCATCGTCAACACGCGCTATCGAGAGAATGATGTTATCGGATATGTCCTAAGTGAATATTCAGCGGACGGACCTTGGGAAGTTGTATCCGCCCCGCTCATCGCTGATCACACGTTGTCGGGCGTGCTCGGTGTGAAGGTGAAGCCGGAGGACGGGGAGGCACAAGGCAGCCAGGGTAGCGAGGCCACAGTAGAAGCACAGATCGCTGACCACGTTCTGCCACCGCAGCTTCAGCTTGATGGGGAGTGGCTACCTGAGACGGTTTGGCACCGGGAAGACGGCGATGTGCTTGAGCCGTACAAGCAGCGCAACGCCTACGCTCGACGCGAAATGCTCCTACGCACGAACCCCCAAGAGTGGTGGGGGCAGTACCAGTGCAGCCCTGTAGCTGCGACCGGCAACATGGTGGATCCCTCATGGTTTGGAACCTGGGAGGTTACACCTCAAGCTCTACTGCGAGCAACTTACGCGCGGCTGTTCGTTTCGGTGGACACTGGCGAAGGCAAGAGTGTCACGGGCGCTCGATCGGCAATCGGCATTTACGGCGAGCCACATGCTGTGTTCAACAAATGTCCGTGCCTTGCTGCCGCCTCGGTGAGCGGCCCACCAGCCACCACAGCATCACCACACTGCAAACTTTGCCGTGGATCGGGCCTAGGAGCCCCCGTACGCATTCTTGAGATCCTGGCTTACCCTTGGCAATCACCCGATCAAGTGCTCGTGCTGAAGGCCATCGCAGACCGTTGGCGACCGGACGTGATTTTGATTGAAGACAAGAGCACCGGCCCCGGTGTAGCTCAAACGCTGCGACGTGACACCGATTGGGTGCGCTGCCCGATTCAGATGGTTGAGCCCCGTGGTGATAAGGTGGTGCGCATGTCGAACGCACTCCCCTCGCTGCGAGACGGTCAGTATGCACTACCGTCGGACTCGCTCGCTGTGCCGCCGACGTGGACGGGAGTAGGGTATACGCCGGGTGTGAAGTGGACAGAGGACTTCCGAGGTGAGCTGCTTCACTTTCCTCGGTCGAAGTTCAAGGACCGAGCCGATCAACTAAGCCAGGCTGTGAACTATCGAACGGTGAACCCATTGGCGGTGGCCAGCTCGACGAAGGTGGGAGGTTCGTGGGCGGCGCAGTCTCAGGCAGTGAGTCGGAAGTTGGCGGGAGCATCGTTTAAGGCGTTCTAGCGCGGTCGCTCGCGTCACCCGTCAAACCTAATCACTCGCTCCGCAATCACGTCTTCGCCACATTGTCGCAGCCTCCAATCAAGTGGACGGCAGTCACTACATCGACACGTACGACAATGGGGAAATCTGTGTGCGCAATCATCGATCCGGTCGTGTTTGTAGCAATATCCACACCCTATCGGTGAACGATCGGGTAGGTCAACTAAAAGTGGCGGCGGTAGGGTGATTTGGGTCATGGTTTGTTCAGGTATAGCTGAGCGAGCTGCTGCGGTTCAGTGGTAGGTGTAGCCCACAGTGCAACCCCAGGTCATGGGACTACTCGTGGTCGCACGTTTCCACGTCGATTCGATCGGGGTAGACCGTGATCTCGCTATGGTCGCCAAACACAGCCTTTAGCACCGACTCCATCGATGAGGACTGAATGATGCCTGACAGCTTTTGCACGTCTGCGTAAAACACGGCGCTGCTGGTCTCTCGGAAAGCCCACATCTCTTTGAACTCGTCGCTCATCGTCAGCTTGATTTCTGGCTCGCACACGCCGAAGTAGCAAGCTTCTCCGTCATTGAAGTACGGCGTGTACTGCTGCCACTTGATCGCCTCCACCTCGGGGTACGCCGCGAAAAACTCGACGAAAGATGCCTTCAGCGCAGCTTCGCCGTCTCGACGGAGGGCCGTCATTGCTTCGTCATACACTTTTTGCAGGGCTTCCAGTTTCTCAAACATCACGAATGTCCTTTCGCTTTTCAGTCTACGTTGTTTGTGCTGCCGTCGGTGCTGGCTGTTCAGTCATGGTTACGCCTCAGCTTCGATCGCTTCATCCACGTCTCCCTGGTCATAGCCGGTTAGGATCTCAGGACGATAGCGAGCTAGCTTCGTCTCATGGCAGTCGTCGCAGACACGACAGAGGGGGATACCCTGATAATCGTGCTCCCACCATGAAGGGTTGTCACTTTCGATTCCGTCGATACAGATGTGGGTGCGCATTGTGGGCTCCTAATAAACAGTGATACTTCGGCTTGCGCGTAGCATACCCGAACCGTCGGGCAGCACTTCGTATGACACTTCGCGCTTACCTACCTTGACTCGCTTAATCTGATGTGCTTCATCAAGCTTGGCTGCTTCACCGGCTAAACGATAGGCTTCCACAGCGGGGAAAGAGCCGAGGGAGCGAATGTGGCGGTAGTAAGCAGCCCGAGTCATAAAACCAACTATAGCACGCTTGTTACCTCTGTCAAGTAACACCATTCTTCTCTCTTACATGAGCTTTTACTCCACTGCCCTTTCAGGCGTCCGCACCGTCGCACGATGGCTTACCGGGAACCCCAACCCACAACCCAACGCAGCACAGCCCGCGCTACCGCCGCCAGGGACGCAGCACTACGCAGCGAACGTGAACGGAGGGAAAAAGCCGAACGTCCAGATCATCAACGATTGGATCGTCCCTTCGACGACGGGCTGGGATCTCGACTCTCTACAGGCTGCGATCCTTCAGCTTGAAAACGGCAACCTGTTCGCCGCCCACAGCCTCATGCTGGCGATGACCCGAGACGCGACGGTTGCCCACGGATTGACGGTTCGTCGAATGTCTCTCTCTGCGTTGCCGTGGGAGATTCAATTCCCACCCTCGATTCCTGAAGAAGCTCGCGACGCACTGCTCAAGCACTGGCCCGAAGCGATCACTCCGCAAGACCTCGCCACAGCATCGGGCTACACGGTCATGCTCGGGCTAGCTCCGGCGACTCAGCAGTGGTTTTTAAAGACCGAGCCCGACGGTAAGACGTATTGGCAGTTCGTACTGGAGATTCTGGAGACGGGTCACTGCCAGTACCGTCCTGACATGCGCAACTACTGGTTTATCAGTCGAGGTGGCTACACGCCTATCATTGACGATGGGAACGCCTGGGCGCTGTTTAAGTCACTAGGCGATCGGCGGCATCACCTTGACTGCGCGGTGCGCACCCTTGCGGTGCTTTGGTTTATCGTGCAGGAAGCGATTCGCTATCACCGAGCGTATAACGCGGAGTATGGGCGACCGATCAAGGGACTCATGGTGCCTGATCAGCATCGTTTGTCTGAGGACGTGGCAAACCTCGTAGCCCAAGCACAAGGGCTGTATGGTGGCAGTGTTATCATCCTGCCTCAGTTTTCCGAGTCGCAGCAGACGGCAAACTTTGATCTGAAGCTGGTAGAGGCCAAGTCTCGTGGCTTTCAGACGTTTGCCGATCTGGCCAAGGTCTGTCGTGACCTCATCACCCTGTATCTTGTCGGTGTTTTGGAGACGACCGGTGGTGGCTCAGCTTCGAATGCAAAAGCACAAACTCAGCTCCGTGTGGCCGATCGCTACACCACGGCAGACGCTCGGGTGAGAGAGGACGCAATCAACCGGATTTTGCGTTGCTGGGCGGACTTCAACGGCTTCGTGGATGCTCCGCGCTACGTGATCAACACCGATCCGCCCGCTGACGAGGCTCATCGTGCTGCTGTAGCCAAGGATCGTGCAGCGGCAATCAAGGCGACGGCTGAAGCGCTCAAAGCCATGTCTGATTGGGTCACGATTGACGAGCCCCGTGTGGTGACGCTGATGAAGGAGATCGGGGTTGATTTCGAGACGCAGCGCCCGCAGCCTCTTAACCCGCATATCACGGCAGGCTCACAAGCTGCCATGGAGCGAGCAGGCGACAGCGTGATGGTTTGCTGGGCGGTTCCCTCAGAGTTGGCGAGGGTGTTGGCTGTCCCCGGTGGCGAAGCGCCCGAGGAGTTACATTTGACGCTGGCACTGTGTCAGGGTGGACTACCTGACGTTTTGGCGGCGATGGTTGCTGTGGTGCCTACGTTGACCGCTGTGGATGGGTTCGTGCAGGGTGTGGCAAGCTGGCCGGTCGGGGGTGGTGGTGGTGGTGGTGGGGGTTCGGTGGACGTGGGCGGGGAACCTCTGACCCTGCCTATCACGATGTCAAAGGGCCGTGCTGCGCGAAGCACTTCTATGGCAGGCCAGGTGCAGCCTGATGGTGGTGAGGGCGACCAAAATGAAGGACTGGAAGTTCCTCAAGGCTCTCTGGCAACCGATGCAGCCCCACACAAGACGCGCAAGCTGAATATTCACCTCGCCTCACCTGCAACAATCACAGCCCAAAAAGATGACGGCCAGGTAGCCTACGTTTCGCTCGTGGATGCACCTGCCCTGGCTGACATGCGGGCCAAGATCGTGAAAGCTCTCTCGGCGATCGGGGTGAACGTCCAAGACAATCACGGCTTCATTCCTCACATCACCCGTGCCTACCTGCCCGCTGGGGCTTCGATCGCTTCGCCACCCGACAGCTACCCAATACACATCGGCGAGCTATCTGTGTGGGCGCTAGGTGGGCGGATTCGCGTGCCGATGGGTCTGCATGATGAGGTGGCGGAGGGTTAGGCTCAGCAGCAAAGAGCCATAGTGAGACGAAACCGAAGAGCCTTCCCCTTCCATTGGGGATGCAGGTCAAGTCACTTAACACTGCCCCCAGCACGTCCGGCGGCACGCCAACTTACAAGCTCATCCCCCTCGCGTCACATGCGCTACCGCTCTCGCCCTCGCGTGAGCCGCCATCCGACTTCACGCTGATTCCAGCAGGCACTCTCTCGACGGTCTATGGCGATTTCTTGTGGACCGAGCGATCGGCTCAGGAAGTGACCAAGCTGTGGGCACGTCTCAACCGGCGTTTCATGTGGGACTACCAGCACCTCAGTGACAAGACCCTCGCCACGGTACATGACCGACGAGCGGCGGGACACGCTCCCGTGGTGTTGGCCGACGCACAAGGGTTTCACCTTCGGGGCCAACAGTGGACTCCCGATGCTCAAAAATACATTCGCGACGGGGAGTACCTGTATTACAGCCCGGTGATTGGCGTTGACGAAAAGACCAACGAGATCATCGCTGTGTTGAAGTGCTCATTGACGAACGATCCGGCCACGCTCGGTTGTGCGCCGATTCGTCTGTCTACGGAGGATGAGGAAGACATGCTTGCAGAACTAAGCGCGACGCTGACGGGGCCTGTGAAGCATTCACCGTCGGATTACTCGCAAGACGATAGCCTTAATTGGGACGGTCCTGCCGCTGAAAAGCGAGTGTGGGAGTGGGCAGGGGAAACGCCCGACGGTAAGCCTAACTTCCGCAAGGCGCGTCCGATGTTTGGTGTGGTCGTCGGCAACGGTGATACGAAGGGTGATTACAAGCTCATCCATCACGACATTCGCGACGGCAAGCCGGTGACGGTTCGAGGTGGCGTTCGTGCTGCGATGGGCGCTATGCAAGGTGCTCGCGGTGGCGTAGACATGCCAGAGGCGTATGTCGCTGGCGTCAAGTCTCACCTGGCCGAAGAAGCACACCGCTTTGGTGACAAAGCACCGTGGGAGCATGCTGCGCAGGCACCAGGCGCGACTGTGGCAGGCCACGAGCTGAATATTCAGCTTGCCACAGCACCCGCTGCACCAACCGCACATCCCCACGGCCACCCAGCCAAGCACGATGTGGCTTCGGTCCTCGTCAAGCGTCCAGACGGCCACACGCTCTGGGGCAAACGTCGAGACAGCAAGCGCTACACCACCCCCGGTGGCTTTGTGCGACCCAACGAACGACCGATTGACGGTGCGCTTCGTGAGCTGAAGGAGGAAGCGGGGCTCGATGCGCATGAGCGTGAGCTGAAGTATCTCGGAACGGTCAGGACGCACTCAGACAAAGGTGCAGCGCTGGACGTGCATGGCTATCAGCTCGATGTTCCCGCGCACGTTGTCGCCACTCCGGAGCATGACCCGGACAAAGAGGTGGAAGCGTGGGAATACCTGGCCTGCCACCCAAGTGCAGAACTGTTGCACAGCGCACACAACGCGCTCTGCATTCTATCTCCACAAACACTGCCCAAAATCGAGATTGAGGTAGAGCCTCCCGAACCGGGCGAACCTGATGAAGACGAGAGGATGACGATGAGCCTGACGAACACTCAGAAAGCCCGTGCTGCAACCATGTTCGCACTTTCCTGCATTGCTGCACTTGGTGCGGCTGCCCCCGCTGGCGTAGCGGAAGCCCTTCAGAAAGCTGATGAAGCTCTCGCCAAGACCGGCGCGACTGGCGAAGGTGTCAATCTTGAGCTTTCGCTCTCCGTTCTGGAGACTGCAAAGGAGCTGACCGGCGGTGACACCCAGGGCATCGTGGGCAAGCTCTATGGTCTGGCCGACGCCTCGAAGGCGACCGCCGTTGCGGTGCAGCTCTCGACTGAGCAAGCCTCGATGCTGGAAATCGATCGCGGTATCGCTCGCGGCAGCATCGCCCCGTCCGAGAAGGCAGTTTGGCTCGATCGCATTCGTGCCAAGAAAGTCAGCCTGTCCGACTGCCAGGCCCGAGCCAACGGAGCAGTGATCTATGCCGTGCCGAATCAAGCCCCGGCTCCGGTTGGCGCGAACAGCGCCACCACCGTTCTGCCCCAGACTCACAGCCTGAGCGCTGACGGCAACACCTCCACCGGAACCATCACCGCAGCTCCGCCCGCTGGTGTGAAGCCCGAGCCCGCCAAGGTTGAACTGAGCGCGGCTCATCAGGCCCTCATCGATGCCGTTGAGCGCGAGACTCCGGGGCTGAAGCTGCCGCGCGAGAAAGTGGCTGCGGCGATTCACCAGATCAGCGTACCACGCACCGAGGGCGTGACGACCGTTCAGAACCGGGGCAACTAGCACAACACGACCACTTACGCCCCTGCCACAGAGCGGGGGTAGGAGACAGATCAGATGGCAGCTTCTACCGTTCAGCTTCAAATGGACCGCCCTGCGATTGGGCAATTCCCCCCGAATCTTCAGTACAAGCTGAAGATCAACACGAAGATTCCCGCTGGCACCTGGGCGATGCGAGTGCAGGGCAACGACTTCGTGGAACCGTATGTTGCAGGCACCGTCAACAGCATCCTGCTCGGTGTTGCCGAGACGGACTACGACAACCTCGGTGGCCTCACCGTCAAGACGTTTCCGAACGATCGTCCTATGGTGTTCAACCGTGGTTCGTTCAACCAGTTTCGTTCCGACGGCAGCATCACGTATGACCACGTCATGATGAAGGTGGCTCTCAAGGACAACGCGACGATCGGCATGCCGGTGGCTACGTACGACAAAACGGTCACGCTCGTCGCGATCGATCTGCGTCAGACCACGGGCGCGACCCGGTATCTGGTGGAGTTCCAGCAAGACGGTCCGTAGTTGCTGTGGTGGATGTGGGGCGCATTCTATAGGACGAAACGCCCCGCTCCCGTGGCATGGTCCGGTGGCACAACGAAGGTGAATATTCAGCTCGGCTCTCGCTGGCACTGCCAGCGTAACAAGTGAGGGATTACGATGGCAGGACTCAGCGTTCCAAACGGTAGTGGGTTTTTTGCGGGTAGTGGTGACATCTCCGTCATCCAGACCGGCATCAACGGCATCATGGCCGGTATGCAATTCACCAACGACACCGCCCTGTACTCGGCGATGTGCTTCGTTGACAACGGTGCGACTACCAACGGCACCCCCATTGGGCGTGCAATCGCTGGAGTCAACAACGGCTCGGACGGTCAAGCGGGTGAGATCATGCACTACCCGCTCTCTCCGGTCAGCAACGCCCCGGAAAAGTGGCCGTTCGGTGTCCCCGCCGCATCGAAGGATGTGACCGTCGTGGATGTCGCCGTGCAGCGCGATCGGACTTATGTGCCGATTGAGAAGATCTACCTCGACAAGCAAGACCCGTATCAGGTTCTCGCCGCCAAGCAGGGTCAGATCGCCTCGCGTATGCTGCGAGCGCCGGACTTCGACCTGGCCGAGCTGATCAACTCAAACGCAGCCACGTTCAACTACTTCGACGGGCTGAGCTTCTTCAACACGGCGCATCCAATCTCGCCCGGCAGCACGGTGACGTTCTCGAATGACATCAGCTGTACCATTGCTGAGTGGGAATCCGGCGAAGGTCTGTCGAAGCTGCTCGATGCGTTCGCGTCCATCCCTTGGTTCGATGGAAAGCTGAAGGATGGGACGATGAGCAAGCCGCTGATCGTGACTTCCAACATGCGCTTCAACTTCAAGGCGCGTCAGCTCGCGGGCCTCATCACCTCGCTGGTTGGCCCGGCAATCGTCGGCACTGCCGCCGGTGGCGCGCAGCACTCGCCGTTTACCGGCATGGTGCGCGACGTGGTCAACTTCCAGGATCTCCAGAACGTGACGAAGTACCCGGACTCGGGCAAGTACGTCTACGCTCTGGCGACCACGGGTGGCAGCGTTCAGCCCGCCTTCATCATGAGTCCGAAGCGCTGGCCGTACATGACGATCTATGGCACCGATCCCAACGAAGAGATCCGCCGTACTGAAGGTGCGATCGGTTGGAACTGGTCCGGCTATTGGGGCGTCGGCTTTGGCCTCCCGCAGTGTGCCGTTCGCATGAAGATCGTCTAGCCCGACTGTGCCGGTGAGTCCGGCACGACTTCCCATCCTCGCTTGAGCTTGCACTGGGCGCTACTCCAGCTACTCCCGCCACTCCATGCTGTTGAACGTTACTACCGAAGGGAAAGTGTCGGTAAGCTTGACTTTACCGCGTCCAAGTGTGACGTGTGGAGAAAAGCCCCACTGCGTAGACCACGGAATGTTTGCCTCAAACAGTACAGCTTCAGCCAGTGTGCGAAATACGTCAAGGCGATTGGTCAAGTTCAACTTCAGTGCTGCCACTTTGATTCTGCCACCAAACGTGACGAGGCCCTCGGAATGCGCTACGAGCGGCTCATCAGTAAGCATTGCCCCTGCTGCTTTGAGCGCTTCCCAGGCTTCCGATGTATGTTTTTTCAGTTTGATAGTTGACTCAGGTGAGTGAATTACTGTCAGATGAAATTCTTCAGAAGGGGTGACAGGTTCCACTTTATCCCACAACAGTCCGTTACGAATGTCCTGTTCGCTTTCAGTCGAAAGACGCAGTGCGAGATACATCGGTTTCTCCGTAGACTGGGCAGTGTCACGTTTAGAATACTACCCTCGTTCAAAATGTCAATCTCGACTATCTTCCGTCGAGCATGACCACTCTTTACGTCACTCCCGAGCGCGTCTATGAGCTTTCCCTTCCCCCAGCGCTGCTGTTCTCAACCTCCGATGAGGTTCCGACGCCCTTACTGCCGGGGATCATTGGTGATATCGTCAAGACAGCGGGCACGGGCACGGCGGGTATGGACCTCACTGGCAACCCTACGGGAACATTCAGCGTTGTGATTGAGTGTACGGGTGCGGGCCAGATAAACGAGCTTGGTGTCGTCAACCCCGGCGCTCTGCCCTCGTTTAGGCTCTCGGTAGACGGCGGCACGAGCTGGAACAAAGCGCGCAAGGTGAGCGCGGACGACGATCGCGCGTATATCGACTACATTAGTGGCATTGTATCGCCTGCAAAGGGCGGTCCGATCGGTTTGCGCCTGGTAGCTCAGCCGGGCCTGTACACGGTCGGAGACAAGTGGACGACCACAACCCTACCCTCACCCGATCTCGTGGCTCTTATCCCGCCTCAGTGTGATTTTGCTGATGGCTACTTGGTTGGAAGCTGGGGTGACACGTTGCCGCTTACTGCTTGGGTGC